CAATTACAGCAGATATTGTAGCAGATTCAGTTGCTCTTGGTGCAGATACAACTGGTGATTATGTAGCAGGTGCAAGTGCATCTGGTGCAGGTATCAGTGTAACTGGTTCAGGTGGTGAAGGTTCAACTCTAACTATTTCTAACACTGGTGTTACATCTCTTTCAGGAACAGCTAATGAAGTAACTGTTTCAGCATCTGCTGGAGCAATTACAATTGGTCTTCCAGATGATGTAACAATCGGAGGAAATCTTGGTGTAACTGGAAATCTAACTGTAAGCGGAAGCGTAACAACTCTAAATACAGAAACTTTGCTAGTTGAGGATAATCAAATTACCCTTAATAGTAATGTAACTGGAGTTCCTGCAGCAAATGCAGGTATTGAAGTTGAGCGTGGTGATTCAACCAATGCTTCTTTAATTTGGAATGAATCATCTGATAAATGGTCAGCTGGACTTCTTGGTAGCGAAACTGCCATCTCTCTTGAAGGTCACGTCCATGCAACATCTGATATAACTGGATTACAGGAGTATGTTGAAGATACAGTTGGCACAATGCTAACAGACTCTTCAACAGTTGATTTCACATATTCAGATAATTCTGGAAGTGCTGGAACATTCACTGCTGGTATCATTACAGCTTCAACAAGCTATTTGACAACTGGTAGTGGTCTTGCTGTTGATATTTCTTCTGTAGAGTCAAAGTTAATAACTGATGGATTCCCAAAGAAATATGCAGTTAATAACACATCGCTAACATCAACTAGTGGAGTATGTACCTGGACTGTAACACACAACCTTGCAACTAAGGATGTAACAGTTCAAGTATATGAAGTTGCTGCTGATTATAATCAGGTAGAAGTAGATGTACAACATACATCAACATCTGCTATAACTATTAAAATTAATAGTGCAACAACAATTGCTGCTGACACATATCGTGTTGTAGTAATTGGATAAAGTATAATATAGTGTGTGGGGGGCTAGATTAAACCCTAGCCCCTCATATTAGAAGGAAAAAATGGCAAAGAAATTTTTAACAGGGTTAAATTTAGTAGTATTACCTTCAGATCCTATAAGTGGATCCGAGGGAGAGCTATACTTTAATTCTTCAGCATCTGTTGCAAAGATTTACCAAGCAGGAGTTTGGTCAGTTCTTGGTGCAGGTGCTGGCGGTGGAACAACCGTTAGCACAACAGAGCCAGCTTCTCCAGAAACTGGGGATTCTTGGTATAAAAATGATACTGGTGAATTCTATGTATATGATGGAACTTATTGGGTAGAAGTAAATGGTGTAGTAGAAGGGTCAAACAATCTTTACACTCTTTCAGATGTTAGTTTAAATTCTTTAACTGATGGAGACGCTCTTATGTGGAGCTCCGCATCTTCTGCATGGACTAATCAAGAAGTACTTTTAGAAGCAGCTCAAATTAGTGCAACAGAACCATATCCTGCAGCACAAGGGGATCTTTGGTATAAAGATGACACTGCTCAATTTTTTGTATATGATGGAGTTTATTGGTTAGAAATAGGGGCATCCGCTTCAGTAGCAACTAGTCTTTTTCTTCTTGAAGATGTTGACTTTACAGGTCCTGTAAATAATCATATATTAGCATATGATTCTTCAGGCTCTGTTTGGACCAATAGAGATCCAAATGAAATAAATATTGCTACAAAAGGTGGTTGGGAATATATTGATCCAATTGTAATTAGATCCCATGATGGGTTTACAGATGGCTCAATAACTCTTCAAAGTTGTTACAATTCAATAATATTAAATGATGATAGCGGTGTAGCATTTGTAACTAATTCAGGATCTGCAAACTTTGCATTCAATAATGCTGGACAAATTGTATTTCCAGATACATCAATTCAAAGTACTGCATTTTTAGGAATAAATTCATATAACACTTCACAAATTTCTGAAGCAGGTAATTTATATTTTACAAATCAAAGAGCAATAGACGCACTTTCGCCAACATTGTTTGAATATTTAAGTGCTTCTGTAGCTGCAAACACTTACTTAACACAAAGTTCTGCTTCTTCAACATATTTAACTCAGACTAATGCGACAACTTTATATCAATCAAAAGATTTAAACCTTACTAATATTTCCGCACTATCAACATCTGGAATCCTTATTCGTGGATCAGATTCAACATACACCACAACAGCCAACAACTCTTCTAACTGGGATACCGCCTACACGGACAGAAACAAATGGGACGGAGGATCTACAGGTCTTACTGCATCTACTGGAAGAACTTCTTTAGGTCTTGTAATTGGAACAGATGTTCAAGCTTATAGCTCACATCTTTCAGGAATTGATACTCTTGGTTCTGGAACTGGATTACTAAAAAATACAGCAGGAACGTGGTCTTATGACACAAGTACATACGCCTTGTCATCATCTTTATCTGGATACCAACCAGTTGACGGAGATCTTACAGCAATTTCTGCAATTACTTCAGGAGTTGGTCTATTAAAAAGAACTGGACCAGATACATGGACGATTGACACTAATTCTTATATAACTGGGTCTTCTCCAACAATTAGCACATCTTTAATATCTGGAACTAGTACCTTTAATTTAGTAAATAGTACTGCAACAACAGTAAATTTTGCAGGAGCAGCAACAACATTAACAATAGGATCAACAGATGCAGGAGCAGTAACATCTCTTAGGACTCCAACCATATCAACAACAAGTTCAACTTTAGATTTGTTTAATACAACTGCAGCTACAGTTAACTTTGCAGGAGCTGCAACATCTCTTACAATTGGTGGAACTCCAACTGGATCTATTACTGCAACACTATTTGGAAACGCAACAACTGCTACAAAAACAATTAACATTGGAACTGGTGGAGTTTCAGGATCAGAAACAAATATAAATATTGGATCTTCAACAGCTGGGGCAACTGGAACAGTTTCATTTTATCCTTCTACAGTTTTTAATGGATCTATATCAGTTCCTACCCCAACAACTTCAACACATGCAGCAAATAAATCTTATGTTGATTCACTTGCATCAGGAATTAACATAAAGCCTGAAGTTGTTTATGTTTCTCAACAAGCTTTAAATGCAACTTATGTAAATGGAACATCGGATTCATCTGGAGGTCTTGGAGTTGGTGCAACTCTAACTGGAAATGTTGACGGAGCTTTAATTCTAGATGGAGATGAAGTTCAATCATCTCAAAGAGTTCTTATTAGAAATCAAGCAGATCAAAAACAAAATGGTATTTATGTAGTATCATTCCCTGGAGATGGTGATGACCCATTTATTCTTACAAGAGCAGTAAACTTTAATGGAGCAAGTGTAACTAGTGGTTTAATTAAATCAGGAGATTATGTATTCGTAACATCTGGAAGTGTTTCTGCAAACGATTCGTATGTAGTATCACAAGGTGGAACTTCTATTAATCCAGCTGGTGCAATAAAAGTTGGAACTGATAATATAATATTTGCACAATATTCTGGAGTTCCTTCAAATATTAGTACATTAGGATATGTAACTGTTGGAACTTGGGCAGCAACCCCAATTGATAAAGATTATATAGATTCTGAAATAGCAAGAACAAATAATCCGACACTTACTGGACATGTTACAGTTCCATCGCCTACAGACGATACAGACGCAGCAAACAAAGAATATGTAGACGATTTAATTTTTGCAAGTCTTCCATATTTACCAGACATTGTTCCAATAGATGATATGAGATATGAATTTGATGGAATTACTAGCAGATTCCTTCCAAAATTTGCAGGGGAACAAGTTGCTATAAACAATCCTTTAAGACTTCTCTTAACAATTAATGGTATAATACAAGTAGTGGATTTTCCAGAATATGTTTGGCAATCTATGTTACCAAGAGAAGGCTTTATGGTTGACTCAGATGGATACATAGCGTACTCTGAAGTTCCACCACTAGGATCAACTTTTGATGCAAGATTAATGCTTGGACCAAATGTAAATTCAATAAAGAAAGGATATCCATTCAAAGCAGTGGATATTTTATTAGGAGCATAAAAAATGGCAAGAAAGATATTATTTGAAACAGGGTACACATTTGACCCAGCTACACGAACAGTTGTAATTCCAGATCATATTCCAAGGGAAAGATTGATTCTTATTACAAATGTTACTACTAATCAGGTAATTTATAATTTTTCAGATCCAAGTCTTAAGGCAACAAGCTACACAGCAGCAATTGACACAAACAATGCTCCAACTACAACAGTTGTACTAAACTTTAATACAGCAGCCATGACCTCTACTGATAAGCTCCAAATAACAGTAGACGAGTATGCAGAAAGTTTTCAGCCAGATGAGTCCTATATGGATCCTGTTGGAAAATTGAGAGTTTCTACACCTACTTCTTTAATTGATACTGATTTTGAATATGGAACTCAGCCAACTAAATGGGAAGTGTTAAGCCTTACAAATAACAAGCCATCTTGCTACTACGATATTCAAACTCCAATTGCACAGCCTTCTGGAGGAACAAATACATTTGTTTCTATTGTAGGAACTGGATCTTCTAGACTTGTAACAGTAGTAACTTCAGTGGCTCACGGTCTTGTTGCTGGAGATAAATTCTTTATCCAAGATACACTGGATGTTAATGCAGATGGATGGTATTTAGTTAAAGCCGTTTCAACAACAACAGTTTCTAATGATACTTTTACATATTATGCAAGAGCAAACGCTACTAACGGATCAATTCTTGATACAACAAAAACTTTTGCCTACAAAGCTTATAACTACACGGGATCTGAGATTCCTCTTTCAACTAGCTCTGGTTCTGCATTTGTAGCATCTGGTAGTACAGTAACAACCACAACCACAAATGCTCACGGTCTTAGCATTGGAGATTTAATTTATGTTTCTGGAACTACAGCTGCTTCCTCTAATCCACCAAATGGTGCATGGGAAGTAAAAACAACTCCAACAACAAATACCTTTACTTTTGATGTTGTTGATGCCCCATCTGGTGCAATCACGGCAATTGCAAAATCTTTAACTGGAAGACCAGGATCTGTTTCTGTTCATAGACCATTTGATGGTGGAGTTAAGTTTTCAACTGGCTCCTCCGCTCCTGGATCAAAAATTATTCGCCAGACTCGTAGATACTTCCGATACCAATCAGGCAAAGGCATTCAGTTCTCTACTGGATCTATGCTAAAACCAGTATTTGCAGTAGATTTAATTTCTTCATCTAGCACAACAGTTACTGTAAAAACTAGATACGAACATTTCCTTGGAATTGGTGCACAGGTTAAAGTAGCTGGTGCAGATCAAACAGCGTACAATGGAACCTTTACGGTTACAGCAATTACTGGACCTAAAGAATTTCAATATACCGCATCTTCTGTTCCTTCAGCAACTCCAGCAACTGGTTTTCCTATCACAGTAGCACCAGTTTCCTGGTTTGGTGGTCAGACAAGAATTGGAATGTTTGATGAGCAAAACGGATTCTTCTTTGAATTTGATGGACAAACTATGTGGGCAGTAAGACGATCTAGCACAGATCAAATTTCTGGAATTGTTGCAACAACTCAAGGTTCTCCAACTATTACAGGTACAGATACTAGATTCTCAGAGCAATTAAGCCCAGGAGATAGGGTTGCCATTAGAGGTCTAACCTATACTGTTCAATCAATTACAAGCAATACAGAAATGTATGTATTCCCAGAATACCGTGGTCAGACAGTTACCTCTGGTGGAATTGTAAGTAAGGTTGTTGACACTAAGGTTCCGCAGTCTGATTGGAACATTGATAAAATGGACGGAACTGGTCCGTCTGGAGTAACCGTAGACCTATCTAAAATGCAAATGTTCTACATTGATTACGCATGGTATGGTGCAGGTGCAATTAGATTTGGATTTAAAGATGAGCGTGGAGAAGTTGTATATTGTCACAGAATGACACATGCAAATGTTGAAACAGAAGCTTATATGCGTTCTGGAAACCTTCCATCACGTTATGAGGCAGCAGCAGATGCACCAGTTACAAAACTTTCAGCATCACTTTCAAACGTTGCTACCACTATGTCTGTTAGCAGTACTTCAGGATTCCCAACATCTGGAACCCTTACTGTTACAAAGGCTGGAAATGCTGGACAAGAAATTGAATATATTTCTTACACAGGAAAAACAGCAACAACCTTTACAGGTCTAACAAGAGCCCTAAGCAACGTAGTCATTAATCCAGTTTCTGGTGCTACTGGTGGAGGTAATGGAACTGCACAATCATTTACTTATTCAGCAACTGCTCCAGTAAGAGTAGACTTGTATTCTAGACAATATGCAACTGGAACAAGTCACTGGGGATCATCTGTAATTATGGATGGTGGATACGATGATGACAAGTCTTTTGTATTCCAAGCAGGTATGAAAACTGGTGTAGTTGTTCCTAGAAGTACAACAACAAGGTCTGCTCTTCTTAGCTTAAGACTTGCTCCATCTGTAGATAATGGAGTAGTTGGAGTTCTTGGAGAAAGAGAGCTTATTAATAGAATGCAGCTGACTTTAAGACAAATGGATGTTTTAAGTCTGGTTGCAGGAACTGCTGGAAATCCAGGAGCTTTCCTTGTAGAACTTATATTGAATCCAAAACTTAATACTGCATCTGGAAACACTTGGACAAATGTTGGTGGATCAAGCTTGGCTCAAGTTTGTTATCACGCAGCAAACACAACTTTGGTTGGTGGAGAACCAATCTTCTCCTTCTTTGTATCGTCTCAGTCTGGTGAAGCAAACGTTGTTCAGCAAGATCTTAGTTTGGTTAGAGATTTAGGAAATTCAATTCTAGGCGGAGGAACAACAAATGCTACCTCAACAAATGAATTTAATATTTATCCAGATGGACCAGACATCGTAACAATAGCAATCAGAAACCTTTCTGGTTCTGGTGTAACAAGTGCTACGGTTAACGGAAGGCTTTCTTGGACTGAAGCCCAGGCATAATAGGAGAAAAAAGTGGGACTTAATAAACTAAACCACCTTTACTCTACTGAGCCATTAACAGTAGATTCTTTACTAGCCAACAATGATATTACAATTATTGATGACCTTAGTATTTTTGGAGAGACACTTCTTGATGGATTATTAGGATCTTCAAATCAAGTTCTTAAGGTTAATTCTGCTGGAGATGGAATAGAATGGGCTACACTTGATGCCCTGCCATCTCAATCTGGAAATTCTGGAAAGTATTTAACAACAGATGGCTCAGCAGCCTCTTGGGGAGTTTTAGACCTATCTTTTAACGCAACAACGGATGCAATACTTTCTGGTATAACTATTAATGAAATTGCTTATCCTGCAACTACTAGACTAGAAGTAACTCAAGCAAGTATGGCTTACTTAATTAATAATCAATACTCAGGAAATAATCCAACAATATATGCAACCGCTGGAACTACAATTGCTTTTAACTTAGATGTAGAAGGGCATCCATTTTTAATTAAAACTGCCTCAGGTGCAGCAAACTATGATACAGGATTAATTCACGTTGCTACAGATGGAACGGTTAGCACAGGCTCTGCTGCCCAAGGTAAAATATCAGGAACTTTATATTGGCAAATTCCTTCTAGCATAAGTGGGGAATATGCATATCAATGTCAAATTCATAGCGGAATGCTTGGAGTAATTACAATATCATCTCCATCATCTTCAAATATTGGAGTAGCAACTGGAACTTCTTTAAATACAACTGGAAATGTTATAAGCCATGTTGATATTTCAACACCTACATTTACATCAAATGCTTATTATTTAGTAGAAGCAGACGATGGAAAATTATTGATGTTAGATAATTCAACTACTGCCGCAACTTTGTATGTTGGAACAGATGCAACATGTAATTTTGCTATTGGAACTCAAATAACCATAGTTCAAAAGGGAGCTATTGCTGGACAAATAACTGTTACTGCAACCACGCCTGGAACTACTACAATAAATGCAACACCTGGTAAAAAATTAAGAGCACAATGGTCTTCTGCTACTTTAGTTAAAACCGCAGCAAATACATGGGTATTGATGGGAGATTTAGTAGCTTAACATGAAATTTGTTAATATTATTCCATCAGTTTCTAGAAGAAAGATTTTTAAAGACACATTTGATAGAGCTAATACGACTGGATCACTTGGAGCATCTTCTGATGGAAGTTTGTGGAGTGCAATAAGGGGAACATTTACAGTTTCCGCCAATAAAGCAGTATCTGTAGATGCAGCTAGCTCATATCCAGCTGCTACAGTTGATATGAATACTCAAAACGTTTCAATATCTATTAAAGGCTCTACTCAAGGAAGTACTGCAGCACTATGGGTTACTGACAGTGGGAACTGGTTTGGAGTTGGAGTTGATCAAACAATGGTATCTGCAGCTACTTTAAGTGCAGGAGAAAGAGCATTAATAAGCTGTAATTGCGGAACTTGCGAAGTGGCAGGAAACTGTGCTTCACCATCCTATCCGTGTTCATCACCATCCTATCCTTGTGGATCACCATCCTATCCTTGTGGATCACCATCCTATCCTTGTGCTAGCTGGAGTTATAATTGTAATGTTACAGGAAATAGATACTGTAAAGCTGACTGGTATAGGTGTGCAAATTATGCTTATAACTGTAACGCTTACAATAAATCAGGATATTGTAAATCTTCATGGTATAGGTGTGCTGCATATGCCTATAACTGCAATGCTTACAATGCTGGAAACTGTAACAATTCTAGTACCTATAATTGTACTGGTGGATACTACTACGCCTGTGGAGGATACTACTATGCCTGTGGTGGATATTTCTATCAATGTGACGGAGGAGTATACTACTACGCTTGTGGTGGAAATAACGCAGTCACTTTTACTGAGTGTAACTGTCAAACTTGTTATCCACAATATGTTAGATTTATTCAATCTGTATCAAATACTGTAACTCAATTAGCATCATGGATGGTAGCAAGTGTTATTCAATCATTTAAAGTAGTAACTTCTGGAACTTCTGTTACTATAACTCCTTATTCAGATACATCTTTGGCTACACAGATAGGATCAAACCTAACACACACAGCAACTGGAATTGCAATTAATGCTAGATATGGTATAATGGTAAAACCTTCAAGTTACAACCAAGGAAATTCAATAGAAGAAATAACGATAGAAAGTTTGTAAGGAGTTAATATGATTGATAAAACTTTACCAGAAATTCCAAGCTTAAACTATCCAGTAGTTGAGCAAACGCCAAATCACGAGTTTGACGTTGCTATGATTATAGATGGCATTGTTTTTCAAATAATTAATATGGACGGAAATACTGCAGCACAATACTTGTCAAACCCTACCTTTGTTCAAATATTACCTGGACATGCAAAAATTGGATGGGTTTATCAAGATGGAGAATTTTTACCACCATCAAGTTTACCAGGACTATAAGAAAAGAGAATTTTTATGAAGCTTATAAAGTTTACTTCCATGTTAGATGATGGAATTGGAGCACCAGAACCTATTAAAAAATTTATTCCTGATTGGTATAAAAAAGCTGAGACGTACTACGTTTCCGAATCAGACAATATTTCAGTAGAAGATGGAACCCAAGAAAAAATGGCAGGATTAAAAACCTGTGTACCATTTTTAGACTGTATGATTTCTGGCTATGCAATAGTGACACCTTTTGATATATTTATTGGAAAAAATGACGATGGGACTCTTGCAATAAAGTGGAATGGTCCAGATTCTTGGAATGATTATATAAATGAAAGACCAAAAGAGTCTGGATCAACAATGCCAAGACCAACGGGTCATTATCCAAATCATTTAGTTTGGTCAAATAGGTGGGGGTTTAGAGCTCCAAGAGGATATAGCGTACTTATCACACATCCATTAAATAGACACGATCTTCCATTTACAACTCTGTCAGGATTAATAGATAGTGATAATTTTTGGGCTAATGGAAACCTTCCGTTTTTTATTAAAGAAGATTTTGAAGGAATAATTCCAAAAGGAACTCCAGTTGCTCAAATAATTCCAATAAAAAGAAAAAAATGGAAAATGATAAAAACTCAAGGTTATAAAGACATTTATAATAAGCAAGGACTTAGGGCAAGAAAAAAAGAAACAACTTATAAGAAAAAAGATTGGGTAAAGAAGGTTTTTGAATGATGTTTAAAAAAAAGCACGAACATGATGGACTCGTGTATATGAGTACCTTTGACTTACTTAAAAAAGTTTTTAAGAAAGAAGATAGGTTTAAAAATAAGAAAAGTATTTCATCTAACAGAAATTCACCACCTCCACCAAATTCAGTAATTAATCACTTGGCGGTAATTCTTGATGGAGAAGTCCAAGAGATACTTAGAGCAGAAAACAGATTAGCTGCCCTGTTTTTAAGTAATCCAGAATTTGTTGAGTTTGATCCAAATGAAATTCAAGTAGATATAGGATGGAAGTATGAAGATGAAGTTTTTGAACAGGGCAAGTAATAAAGAGATAAAATTTATTTCTAGCAAACCTGAATTTGATTTACCAAGACCAATTCCATCAAGTAAACTTATTCCAGAGTGGTATAAGAATCTTCCTGGCGTAGTTGAAAATATAGAAACTATGAAAAAATGTATTCCAGTACTGGATGGTTTTACTACAGGATATGTAATAACCTTACCAGTAGACGTTCATTTTAATGGAGATACTGGTACATTTTGGTACGATAGCCCCTTTGAATTAAATACAGACCACATACCATCTCAAACTCAGGGTGTTGATCCAGGTGAAGAATTTGACGAACAACCACATAAGTGGATAAACAATTGGCAAATAAAAACTCCAAAAGGATATAGCTGTATGTTTACTCATCCAATAAATAGATCAGACTTGCCATTTAGATCAATAACTGGAATTGTTGATACAGACAAGCATCCTTTAGTAATTAACTTTCCATTTTTTATGAAAAAAAGCTTTTCTGGAGTGATTCCAGCAGGTACTCCAATTATTCAAATAGTTCCATTTAAAAGAGATAACTGGAACTCTAGTGTAATTGATGATAGGGAATTTATAGAGCATCCAGAAGCTCATGAGGTAGAAAATCCACCCTTTAACTGGTATAAAAGAAGATGGTGGACCAGAAAGGTATATAGCTAGTGGAAACAATTTTTGTTTCAATGCCATCAATGATGGATACCGAGTCTGTTATTACAATTAAGAATGCTTTAGATACTGCAAATTATAAAGATAGGGTATTTTTTGGAGTATCCATATTAGATACTAATAAAAAAACTTATGAAGAAATTGAAAAAGTTTTTAAAAACAACAGCAACGTATCTATAGATTTTAATTTATTAAAAACAAAGAATATCTCTCAAATAGGAACTGGATCTGGAAGAACAAGATGTGCATCACTTTATTCAGGTCAAGATTATTTTTTACAAATAGATTCTCATACTAACTTTGAAAATGGTTGGGACGACTATTTAATTTCACTTTTTAAAGAAGCAAAAGAAAGTTTAAAAATAGACAAAATTGTACTTACTGCATATTTAGGAAGATATTCTTATTCTCCAGATAGAAAAAGAGTAAATGGAGTGGTGGGTGAAATATCTTATCCCTATATGATTCCAGACACTTTCTTTTTAAATTACATACCATTTTGGAAAAGCAAAGAGTGTCTTGTTGATAAAGTAAACAAGTTTGTTCCATGCGTAAAATTTAATGGAAACTTTGCTTTTGGCGATAAAGAGTTTATTAATAATTCTGGAGTTTATAAAGATAGTATTTTCTATGATGAAGAAATGATACAGTCTATTAATTTAATTGGAAATGATTTTGCAATGGTTTTTCCAAATGTTAAAGGATTTCCATTAACACATTTGTATAGTGATGAAATAAATGAATTTGGTGGAAAAAGAATGTATTTTAATGACTATCTTAGTAAAAAACAAGAAAGTGAAGTTACTCAAAAATGCATTAAAAATTATATTGATTTTATTAATGATGTTGAAAATTCTGTTAAAGTGAAAAAATATGAAAAATATGCTAAAATTAATATTAAAAGAGGAGCTGTATCACACAACTACGCTCCAAAGAAATATATTGTGGAGGATTGAATGCCAGAGTTACCAAAAGTTCCAGACTTAGTATTCCCTGTAGTACAAAATGATACAGATACTAGTGGAAAAAAAGCTAGACCTTGGGACATTTTTAATAAGAATATTGAAAAGGTTTCTTCTAAGATTCAAGAAGAAAGAATGTCTATTTGTCTTGGATGCCCAGAATTAATTAAAGCAACAAAACAATGTAAAAAGTGCGGATGTATTATGGAACTAAAAACAAAATTACCACATGCAGAGTGCCCTTTGCAAAAATGGGGCAAAGTACAACTTGAAGAAAATCCAATAGCCTATAAAGAGGAGATTTAGTTGCCAACCATAGAATTTATAGAAGGTGATGCAACAAATATTTCTTTTATTAAAAATTCATCTATTGATTTAATTATAACTCATCCCCCATATCCACTGGTAGATTCATCACGATATGGAGGTTTGTCAAATAAACAGATAAACCATAATCATAAGAAATTTTTAAAACTTTTGATAAAAGCAACAAAAGAGATGGAAAGGGTTTTAAAGAAAGACGGAAGTATTTGGATAAACATAGGTCCTTCAGAAGATGCAATGCCGTATAGGTATTTGGTTGAAGTATTAGATAAAACCAATCTATACCATTCTTCAACCATAATTCATAGAAATAAAGATGCTAAAGATCTTTTTAAAAATCTTGAAGAAATAGAGCAAGACTTTTGGCTATGGTTTCAGTTTACAAAAATTAAACAAGGATTTTATTTTAATCCATTTAAAGTTAAGAAATATAATAACCCGATATGGGAACTGGATATTACTAATCAAAATTCTGAAGTAGATTTAGAATTAAAAAATAGGCATAAGTGGGATATAAATGACACTACTCCAAAAGAACTGCCAGAAAGATTAATAGAGATGTTTTCCAAAAAGGGAGAAATGGTTTTAGATGTTTTTAGTGGAAGTGCACTAGTTCCAGTAACAGCATATCTGCTTGGAAGAAATAGTATTGGAGTAGACATATCAAAAGATCAAAAAGATCTTGCAGAAAAAAGATTAGAGATAACAAAAAGGATTGGCAATGAGTAAGTCAATAGAAATTATAAAACTTTATGATGATCTAATGTTTAAGATAGTTCCTCTTAAAAAAAATAGAGCTTGGATGGATAAAACTGATGACAATGCTTATAGATGTATTCCATTAAATGTTGCAAATACTTATGGATGGATGGTTTTGTCTCCAATTGATTTTTCAGCAGAATGGGATGGAAATAATGGTAAAGATAGTATTCGTGTAGATCTTGCTCCAAATTATGATAGGAAACTTGTATCGTCAGAATTTGGTCATGGGATACTTTCAATAGTTCCAGATTTTATTATAAAGACCCCACCTGGATTTTCAACATATGTCCGTGGCGTTCCAAATCAGATATCAAAAAATTTACAGCCATTCGATGCTGTTGTTGAAACTGATTGGCTTCCATTTACATTTACTTTTAACTTTAAGTTTACGGCTCCTGGAAAATTGTCAATTAAAAAAGATCAACCACTTTTTACATTTTTTCCAGTAGAAAGAGGATTTATTGAATCTTTTGACACGGTTGTATCAAATATAAAAGATAATGAAGAATTGCTTAAAGACTACAAAGAATACAACGATTTAAGACATATGCAATCTTCTGGAAATAAGGATAATGTTAAAGGAACTTATTCTCGTGGATTTCTAGGGGATAAAAAGTTTGACATTATTAACCATCAAAGAACTACAATTTTGTCAGAATTTGAATAATTACCATATTGGCTATAATGAAATTGCTGCTAAACATGGTATAATAATTGAAGGTGATTAACTATGGCATTTCCAGGAACTTATAACTTTAACTACTATGCTGGTGACACTTTTGAGTTTTTTGTATACCCAAAAAATTCTACTGGTGGAGTATTTGACAACTTAGAAGACTATACTGCATTATTTGTAGTTGGTGAGGTTAGAGGTGCATCTGCATCTGTTATAGACTCTCTTGACCTAACCAGTGCATCTGCAACTGTTATAGATGGAGATCATATTTCTTGCATGATTCTTCCAAATGGTGGAAGGCAGTTAATAAATCCATCATATCTTTACGATGTGCAAATTGAAAATACAGATGTAACTTCACCTTCTTATGGAAAAATATTTACGCTTTTAAATGGAACGATAAGTGTTACACAAGACGTGGCGGTAACGTAACATGGCAATAGACACTATCATATCTAATGATGAATTAGTTGTAGTTGGACCACCTGCCTCAGTATCTGTAAGTGTTGATGTTGGTCCACAAGGAGAGCGAGGATCACAGTTTTACTCTGGCGTTGGTCTTCCTACCGCAGCAGCAAATGTAGCAACTCTTGTAGATGCAAAAGTAAATGATCTTTATATAAACAGACTTCTTGGTGGGAATTATGGAGTTGTTTATAAATTAAATGCGATTCCTGGCGGTACTGCTTGGCAAGAAATATTAAAATTTCAACCAATATCTCATAGTATTCAAAAATTAGTTGATTTTACATCTGGTACTGGATCTATTTCAATAGCTTTAGCAGATTTTTATTCTAGTGCACCAGAGAATTTAGATCCAGATACAATTCTTATTCAAGCAACAGCAGAATTAAATAACCCAGCATTTGTGTCTATTTCAAATAAAAACATTCAAAATGTTTCTTCTGTTAAAACTTTTATTGCAGAATTAAAAGGTGCACAATTATCTTCAGGATCTGTATCTTTAATTTCAGCATCAGTTCCTGTGAATTTATATATAACTGCTGGAGTGAGTGTATAAAATGGCAGAATATATTGGAAAAACTAAAGGTTTTGGTACTGCAGTTAACAGTGTTCAATTTAATACATATGTTCCAGAATTATCAGACAATGCAGATATTCAAAATGCATTTGAACTATTTTATTTTGGAGATTCTTCAGTTGGAACTACAACAGGAGATGTAAGTCTTTATGCAACTCTTGTAGATTTTGATACCAGAATTACTGCAAGTGATGTTACTACTCATGCTAATGCAACTGCTGTACATGGTGCTACTGGTGCTGTTGTTGGTACAACAAACACACAGACTCTTGAAAACAAGCGTTTAACTACGCCAAAGATTAATGAAGATGTTACTCTTACTGCTACGGCAACTGAGCTTAATGTTCTTGATGGTATTACTGCATCTACTGCTGAACTTAACTATGTTGATGGTGTTACTTCTGCTATTCAAACTCAGATTGATTTAAAACCAACTCTTAGATATGAAGGATCTGTTTTAAATAGAAATATTTTTGTTCAGGCAGCACAACCTACGGCAATAAATATTGGCGATATTTGGATTGATTTCTAGGACCTATTATGGCAACAGTCTGGGGCTCTTGGAAATATGGTGGAAGTGGATCTACTGCAAATGGAATGCGTGTTGGCTTAGACATATCTTGGTCAGGTGTAGATTCTAGTTCAACTAGTACAACTGCAACAATTGATGTCTGGACCGATAATCAATATACACATAACGATAATCAAGTTTTAAACTATGGCGGATCAATATCTGGGACTACAAGCTATAATAATACTCAGGGCTCAACCGCAACTAAACGTGCAACTAAAAGCTATACGCATACATATGGATCAAATCCAGCATCATTTACTTTTACAGCATCAATTTCTGGACACTATCTTGGAATAACTCCATCTGTTAGCGTTTCAAGCACAACTCCAACTAGACCATCTCCTCCACCCCCACCTCCCCCACCCCCACCTCCCCCACCCCCACCTCCGACTCCTCCACCTCCAACTCCTCCACCTCCAACTCCTCCACCTCCAACTCCCCCAACAGTAACTGTTCCATCTGCACCTCAGTCATTTGCTGCAGATACTTCAACAGTTGGACAAATTGGTTTATCTTGGGCAGCACCAGCTAGTAATGGTGGAGCTGCTGTAACTAGTTATGCTCTTCGTAATGGTGCAACACTGCTTCAAAATACTGCAGCAACTTCTTATACACACACTGGGCTATCTCCGTTTCAAGATTATTCCTACACAGTAACTGCTGTTAATTCGGCTGGAGAAGGAGCTGCTGCATCTTTAACTGCTAAAACCATTGGTGGAATTTTTAAAGTATGGAATGGTTCTGCTTGGGTGGTCGCTTTACCTAAAGTGTGGAATGGTACATCTTGGGTAGATTCTCAAGTAAGAGTTTGGAATGGATCTCAATGGAGCTATGGAATTTAAAAGATTGACAATTTTATGCTTTTAGTATATAATTTTATTAAGTACTATAGACAGGAGAAATAAAATGGTACTCAAGTTAACAAAATCACAAAAAGAAATGGTGCAATCTTATGGTCGCTCATTTTTAGGTGCAGCACTTGCACTGTACATGGCAGGTAATACAGATGTATACACATATGTCTACGCATTAGTTGCTGCATTTGCTCCAGTTGCTATCCGATTCTTTAATAAGAATGATATTGCATTTGGAAAAATTTCTGGTAATTCAACTTCAGAAGAAGTTGCTACAGAAGTTGTTAAGGCAGTAAAAAAAGCTGCTACAAAAAAGACACAGAGTAAGTAACAAAACCTATGCCAACTCCGACAATTGCTTTTCTAACCTATGACTGGTCTTTTGGTATAAAGCCATTGCAGCCAAATGGATGTGGTTGGTATAGAGCATACCTTCCAATGAAGCAATTGAAGGAGCATGGCTGGGAAAGTGGAATTGGAATGCCAGGATTTAGCGAAGAACATGCTTTTGGTATTTTAATCCCAGATGAAAAAGCAATTCATGGATGGGACATAATTGTTTTAAAACTAATTATGCTTGAAAGATTTGTTGATCATGTTAGAAGAGCAAGAGAGCTTGGTCAAAAAATTGTTGTTGATATTGATGATCATATGGAAGGTCTTGAAGAGACTAATCTTGCATATAAGACAACTCATCCAGATTCAAATCCAAATAATAATAGAGATCATTATGTTGCAATTATTGAACAGGCAGATGCACTAATAACCTCTACACCATTTTTAAAAGATTTCTATCAAAAAAAATATCCAGATAAACCAATATTTATAGTAAGAAATGGTATTGATATTGAAAGATGGGGGATAAAAAGAAAAGACCATGCTGGTCGTCTTCCAACTTTTGGATGGGTTGGTGCTACGCCATGGAGATCTGGAGACTTAGAAACTTTAAGACCATTTTTTGGAGAGTTTTTAAAAAAGAAACATTTAAAGTTTCATCATGCTGGTAATGTTATAAATGCTCCACAAGCATCTGATCAAATTGGAATTGACAAAAAGATTTGCTCATTTGAGCCAATGAAGACAATGTTAAATGTTCCAGAATTGTATAGAAAAATGGATGTTGGAATTGTTCCGTTAAGAAATGTTGAATTTAATCATGCAAAGTCTTACTTAAAAGGTTTAGAAAATGCAGCAGCAGGAATTCCTTTCATTGCATCTGGAGGACTTCCAGAATATCAACTTTTTGCAGACTCTGGAGTTGGAAGAATTGCAAACACTCCTGATGAATGGATTGGTCATATGGAAGAGTTATTAGATCCAAAAGTTAGACTTGAAGAAAGAACTAAAAACTTTGAAATCATATCTGAAAAGTTTTCAATGAAACAAAGAGGGCATGATTGGGACGAAGTTTGTAAAAAAATTCTTGCGTTATAATATATGTATGGCTAAAATATATATAAAAAGTGATGAATACTCAGAACCAGTTAAAACTTTTTTAAAGAAATATATTAGACAAAGCACTCCTCACAACTTAGCGGTTCATGAACAAAATGCTGACATATGCATTAGTCTTTTTATTCCAGAATATCCAGCAGAAGAGTTATTCAATGCTTACTTGTATAATAATGATCAAAATATGCAAG